ATACACATTCCTAGATCTGATGTATTTTACGTAAGACAAGCAATATATAATGACACAGGAACTTTGTATTCTTTAGATCACGTAGAAAGAGCTATGTATCTTGAAGGTTACTTAGATAGAAAAGATGTATTAGACCCAGATAGGAAAAGACCTTATGCGGATTAGCACTTCTATATTATTATTTTTATGTATTATACCTCTTAGCGGATGCTTAGGTACAGGTATGCTTGTAAGTAAAGTTTTTGGTGGCGGTAAATCTACGGGAACTGAAGTTAAAGCTGATGTGCAAGTAGGCAAGACTAACACCAAAGCCCTTGTATCTAATTCAGAAGCAACCGAAACTAATGCAGGGGATAACGCTACAATTACAAACACTAAAGTTGAAAGCCAACTAGCACCACAAGGTGACGTAGATAGCATAAACGTAATGAACCAAGATATACCTTTGTGGATGATCTTGTTACTTGTACTAGGTTGGGTATTACCTTCTCCGATAGAAATATGGAGGGGTTTCCTTAAAACGATAACGTTAGGACGATACCGTGGGTAGAACAACTCCACCAAAAAAAGCTATACCAAAGACTACTAAAGGTAAGAACGCTAACTACCGTAAGACTAAAGACGGTGCAGGTATGACCGCTAAAGGTGTTGCAGCATATCGCGCTGCAAACCCAGGTAGTAAGCTAAAGACTGCTGTTACAGGTAAAGTTAAAAAGGGTGGTAAACTAGCAGCCAGACGAAAATCTTACTGCGCTAGATCTTTAGGTCAACTAAAAAGAAGTTCAGCTAAGACTAGGAATGATCCTAACTCTAGAATAAGACAAGCTAGAAGACGCTGGAAGTGTTAACACATGAGGAAATAAGATGGGTGACAAAAAAAAGAAAACAAAGCAAACATATAAAGATTCTTTATCAAGACCAGGAAGAGGTGTTGCTGGTTTAGACACAAAAGTAGGTGGATTAGGAAAAGAAAGTAATCTTTCTTATAATGCAGTAAAAGGTACAAAGTATGGTGAAGTAGACAAAGAAATGTCTTCAATGCCAAAGTCTTTAAGAAAAATACTATCTTACAACCCTCTTAGTTTTTTAAATCCGTATAAAGATTCATCAAAGAAAAGAACAGGTCACACAGACTACCGCAAAAAAGGAATGTTTAACAAATGAGTATATTTACAGACAAGAAGAGCCGCCTAGAAGCACACGGGTTTGTAGTCCAAGATGAAAACACAGTATTAGGACCACAAGGTCAGCCTGTTGCAGGTATGGATGCATACGGACAAGTGTGGTTCAAAGAGGAAAGCATTGAAGCTATATGTAATGGCACAATGGTGGAAGAACCTAAAGAAGAAGAACAAGTAGAGATGGTACGCGCTAGAAACGATAAAGGTCACTACATTAAAGATGACCCTAGCACACCTGAGAATGAAGCTTGGACTACCAAGATAATCAAAAAAGTAATGCCCACCAAGAAAAAGAAATAATGACGCAAGAAGAGCAACTAACAACGTGGCTTAAATCTTGCCCCGTGGATTACTTAGAAGATATATACAGTAGAAAAATAGGTCAAAGAACTTATAGGTTTGAGATACTAGAGGAGCTTGAAGATAGTGTCACCTAAGAAGTTACAAGTAGATAGTAAATACGCTATGGCTGATACAGATGGTGACGGCATAATTACTGATGAAGAAATGGATCGCCACGAGCGTTGGATACGTTTAGAGAACGAAGATAAGCTAATGGATACGCAACGAATAATGGCGTGGTTAGCGATGTCTGTAACTATAGTAGCGGTACTCATTATATTTACGCCTATAGTTAACGCAGAAAAAGTAGAAGCAGCGTCTAGCTTCTTAAATACATTTATTGTAGCGCAATTAGGTGTCGTAGTAGGCTTTATGGGTGCTACAGCTTTAAGTAAAACTAAGACTAAGTAAAAGGAATACATACAATGAGTAGAGAAGCGCAAGAAGCTAAGCTTCAGAAACAGTTAGAGAAGCTACGAAAGCAAGCTAAAAGTATCCCATCTAAAAAACCTTTGAAGATGGACAGAGAGTCCGTAGAGAAACGTAGAGAAGAAAAACTAGAAAAAAGACGTTTAAAGCTTAAAGCTGAAAAGCAAATGAAAAGTATACAAGCAGAACTAAAAAAGTTAGCTGGACCTTCATATCGTTCTAAGTTAGACAAACTAGAGAAACTTCAGAAGTTTGGCAAAAAGAAGCCAAATAAACCTAAGGTGACTGAAATGGCGATGTTTAAAGGCGAGTTAATACCTAAGAAGGATTACGATGTTATAATGGATACACGTAAAGCATTAGGTAAAAATAAAGGAGGTATTATGCCAAAGAAAAATAAAAAGACAATGGGCTACTTAAACGGTGGACAAGTAGAATTAGATAAAAACAAAGACGGTAAGATATCTGGTGCTGATTTTAAAATGATGGGTCGTGGTGGATTATCTAAACAAGGTATGTCTGACTACCGTGGTGGCGGTATGTTTTACAGTTATAAAAAACCAAAGTAATGTATCTCGCTATTATATTATACTGTACAACGATAACAGATGTAGACACTTGTGATATTCTAATAAGAAAACATCATTTGTTTGAAACAGAAAAAGAATGCTCAGAACAAGTTCTTTCTGTAGGTAGGGGCTTGGCTAACTCAGGAAACTACGTTAAAGGCAGTTGTTTTGAGTTTAACCCTTTTAGTCCTTCTATTTAAAGCATAACAGGGTTGCAATAATAACATTTTTATGATATAACTAAATATGGTATAACTTCCTTAATCATTTTAAAGAAAAAAGGAGTTATACAAAATGATAAAAAGATTTTTAAAAGTATTAAAGACTTATTCTAAAAACAGAACTGCTTATTGGCAGCTAATGAATATGACAGATAGAGAGTTGAATGATTTAGGTATCTGTCGTGGTGAAATTAAAAGATTAACAATGGGGGAATAAAAACTATGGATTGGATCAAAGGAAGATTAAAAGAGCCTTCAAGCTATCTAGCAGTTGCTGTAGGTGGCGTAGGTCTAGGTATAATATTTGGTAGCCCGTTATTTACGTGGGCAGGTATTGTTTGTGGTATCTTTGGTTTAGTACTAAAGGAAAAAGGTGGAGCAGAGTAACATGAGTTATATTAAAAGACTAATGCGGTCTTTGTTAAATATGCCTTGTGATTGCTGCGATAAATGTCAGTGTGGAGGTTAACATGAAGGGTGTAAAACATTATTTACGTAATGGAAAAGAGCATAAAGGTAGTAAGCATAAAATGCCTAACGGTGTATTACATACAGGTATAAAACACAATAGCAATAGTAAACGTTTGTATCATTTTAGTGAACTGTCTAAGACGGCTCAACTTAGAGCTAAAGGCAAGTAGTAATTATGGGAACAAAGAAAAAATCACCTACGCCCACAAATAAAAAACTATATAATAGAGTAAAAGCAGAAGCCAAACGTAAATTTAAAGTTTATCCTTCTGCTTACGCTAACGCTTGGTTAGTTAGAACATATAAAGACCGTGGTGGTGGATACGCGTAATGGCTCCTAGAAAATCTAAATCAAAAGGTAAATCGTATCAAGGTGGTTTACGTAAGTGGTTTAAGGAAGATTGGCGTGACGTAAAGACAGGTAAACCCTGTGGGCGTAGCGGTAAAAAGGATAAAGATAGACCTTATCCTGCCTGTAGACCTGCAAATGTAGCTTCAAGGATAACTAAAAAAGAAGCTGCTAAGAAAAGAGGATCAGGGAGAGTAAACTGGTCGGTTACAGCATCAGGTAGAAAAAGAAAAAGGGCAACAGCGTAGTTATGGCTAGACAGTTAACAGAAAATCAACAGAACTTTTTAGAAGTATTATTTGATCAAGCGGCAGGAGATGTAGTCCTCGCTAAAAAACTATCAGGTTATAGTGATAATACACCTACTCGTGTTATAGTGGAGTCACTAAAAGAAGAAATAATGGACGCTACACGTACTTATTTTGCTAGAACTGCACCAAAAGCAGCGTTTGCTTTAGGCAACGTTATGAATGATCCTACTGAGTTAGGTATAAAAGAGAAAATGATAGCAGCTAAAGACGTTTTAGATCGCGCAGGGTTGATTAAAACTGATAAAGTTGATATTCAAACTTCTAGTGGTGTGTTTTATTTACCGCCTAAAGAAGGTACAAACGAATAATGAATAGAAACTACAAAAAAGAGTACAAAAATTACCAAGGTAAGCCAGCACAAATAAAAAAACGTGCATCTCGTAACTCAGCTAGAGCTAAAATGGTAACTGGAGGCGTAGCTAAAAAGAATGACGGTAAAGATGTAGCTCATAAAAACAATAACCCTATGAATAACAGTCGTAAAAACCTTAAAATGTCTACTAAAGCAGCTAATAGGTCTTTTCCTCGTACAAAAACTGCTAAAAGAAGATATACGTAACTTTATAGTATGCGTAAAGGGTATAACGGATTAGGTTATTGGGAGTTACCTAAGCCAAATAGAGGTAAAGAGCGTGAGTGGCACACTATAGCTCGTGTTAGCCGCACTATACCTTTCGGATACGAGATAGATAAAGAAAACGATAGACTTTTACAGCCTATATTTATTGAATTAGAAGCATTAGAACTTGCTAAACGTCATCTAAAACAGTATACTTATAAAGATGTAGCTATTTGGTTAACAAAACAAACAGGTCGCTATATTTCAAGTGAAGGTTTAAGAAAGCGAATAAAAGTTGAGCAAAAACGTAAGAGATCAGCTAAAATTAAACGCGAACTTGCCAGAAGGCTCAAAGAAACGCTCGAGGAGATTCAAAAGCTCGAAGAAGAAGGTGTCGGCAGCTACTCTCGTAGATAAAGAAGAACCTAAAGTAGTGCCAGCTACACCTATAGCACCTGAAATACCTATAGAAGAAATGCAAAACATTGTGTTTTCTCCTAATGCTGGCCCTCAAACAGAGTTTTTATCTTCTTCTGAGCGAGAAGTGTTATACGGTGGTGCAGCAGGTGGTGGTAAGTCCTACGCTATGCTTGCTGACCCGTTACACGGCTTAAACAACCCTAATTTTAGTGGGTTATTAGTACGACATACGACTGAGGAACTACGTGAACTTATACAGAAAAGCCAAGAGCTATACCCTAAAGCAATTCCAGGGATTAAATGGTCTGAAAGAAAAAGTCAATGGGTTTCCCCTAGAGGCGGTAGGCTCTGGATGTCTTACCTCGATAAAGACATGGATGTCATGCGTTATCAAGGTCAG